TATACTTTTCATTAAGCTTTGCAATATTATAATCAGCATATGCTTTCTTATAATCCAAGGAGTGCTTCTGAGCATCGATTACTACCATAGAATATTTAACAGCAGGAATAAGATCTTCAGCAGGTGCACCTTTCAAAGTCATGTCTTGAATAAGATTTGTGGTGATACCCATCATCTGCTGTTTTGTTTTATCTGGCATCTTAGGAAGTTTACCATTGTAATATATTCCTGTATCAAAGTTGTTAAGTTCTTTGAATTTTGGAGAATTGGTAACCGTTATTTTGTTATCATTGTTCGGAATTACAAGAACAGTATCACCATCAAAGTCGGCACCTGAGAGTTTCATAGCTGTCTTCATTGTAATTCCAACAGCATCCGTAGCTTTTGAACCTATAGTTCTTTTTGCTTCTACATTGTTGTTATTAACTATTAATTCAGGAATCTCAAATGTTCCTGCATGAGGATATCTAATTAATACGACCTTTTCTCCATTACGATAGTTTGGTGCATATATTTCATTATCCTTCAAAGACTTAATAGGAATTATAGCATGTGAAGCTTGTCTAGGCAATGCCGCTGCTGATAGGTCAGCTGCTGCAGAATCACATTCATCGGCAAAAGAATATAAAAGACGTTTCTTAACAGTTGGATTCTGAATAGAATTTATCTCTTCAAATTCTTTTTGTTTTGCTTCTATTGAAATATCAAGCTGTTGCTTAATAAGATCTCTAGATTGCTTAGACAACATTTGTGATGAGAGTGTCTTTTTCCAACCTGACCAATCACCTTCTTCATTAATAATATTAATAACTGATAATTGGTCATTTCCGTTCTCATCTTTATAGTGTCTTTGTCCAACTGTTATGCCATTCTTCATTTTGATAGCCGCTCCAAATGGATTATCCCAATCGATAGAGCCATCTTTTTTAGTTTTTAATTCTTTTAATACAGAATGCTCATTATCTTCTCCTCTTAAAGGAGTTCCAACTGGCTTTTTAGTATTAACTAAAATATCAACACCGTCTGGAAGTTTATCAGAATATACAGCCATTCCTTTAATATAGTATTTATCATCAACGGCAATTCTTACTTGAGCATACTTATTATCGCCCAATGAAACATCTTCAACTCCTCGACGTATCTCTACTAATCCTTCTTTTTCAGGATCATACCCAATACCAACTCTTTTTGAGTCAATGGATTTTGGACGTTCAATACCATAAAATGTTAAACCATTATCTTCGCTATGAATATCAAGCACTGGCACACCGATCTGTGCTTCTTTGAGATACTCAGTTGCTTCTTGTTGTGTCATTCCGGGTTTGGCCAATACTCGGATTGTTGTTTGCTGATTTTGGCTACCTAACTGATTAGAATATAAATTATAGGTTTGATAGCCAGCATTCTCCAAAGCTCTTATTGCGGCTTTGTATCTTGTTGGGCTAACACCTAATATCTGTTCTGTTCCGGCACCAATATCAATGACTCCTTTTTCATCTACTGAATCACGAAGAGCATCTGCTGTATTAAATATAGCATTCTTTGTCTCTTGTGCTGCCTTGTTCTGTAAAAGAGATCTTACTGATGATTCAGAGATTCCCATCTCTTTACCTATAGCAGTATATCCAAGACCTTTATTATAAAGCTCCGTTGCCTTTCGAACATCATCTTCTCTTTTATAAGCTAAGGCGATTGTTCTATTATCTCTAAGCTCTTGGATATTATCCATTTTAAAATGTTTAGCTATTTCTTGATCAGATAAACCAGCTTTAACTAGATCCATGTAATCATCATAGGAAAATCCACTTCTTTGGTAAGGATGCTCGCCAGACCCCCATCTATAACGACCGGAGCCTGGCGTTCCCTTGATATGATCGACTCCTACATGAGCTAACCAAGAATTATACTGTTGTATTGAAACCTCGTGCATAAATATCAATTAGCTCCTTCCTGTAATTCCTTTAGTTTTGAATCAAATCTTTTTATTTTATCCATTATGTAAAGTATATCGGTCTTCTCTGGATTTAGCACGCTAACTTCATCTGACTGATATAGCCTTAACTCAATATCAATATCGTTTGGATCTACATTATACTCCAAACAAAATAAAGCCGCATAGATTTCTAATTGCTCCATATGGGCTGGCGTTTCACCAGTCTTAAGATCGTGTATTCTTAAGAACCCATTTCTATAACAAATTGAATCCGCGGTTCCAAAACAATTTTCACTATAATATAAAACTTGTTCTGGTGTCATATGGTACCCAATCGCATCATTGACATATAGATTTAATGTCTTTCCGGATCTTGGTAATTTCTGGTTAAGTTTTATACATGTTGCTGCAAACTCATGAAGCTCCGTTCCTCGCTGTGCAGCAGTGAATGTATTATAACGATCTACTAACTTATCATCGTCATAATTCAACCAGTGCCATTGGCTAGCGCTTAAAAACGCATGGCATCCAACCAATTGATGATGGTCATTAAATTTCATTATTCAACCTCCAATAAAAAATAATGCAAGTTCTTCTAACACTTCATCTTTGTTCTCTGGAAATATAAATCTAGAGAATGACATATTATCCATCAAACCAACATAATAATCTTGATTTGGACGATGCGGATCATTCTCGCTTCGTTTGCACTCTAAGGTTGCCCACTTATTGTTGTATAATATCAATAAGTCTGGTATACCTTGGAGATCTTGGCTATCGCCTTTTTGTATAATGCAACCCGGAAATCTATTTCTTAGTTCTATTTTAAGATCTCTTTGAAATTGGTTTTCTTTCATAAAAGGCTCCTTTTAAAAATAAAAAGAAACAAGTATTTCTTTCTTAAATGTGTGTTTGGGTCTACAAAGATACCAATTGTATATCTTCTAAACATCCCGTGTTTAGCATTTAAAAGAGAAATATCTTATCCCTTCTATTACGTGACGTGTTTTTCACGCGAATCCATAAATGCCTTCTCATTGAAGGTCTTCTTGTTGGCTATCGCATCTTTAATAGCAATATCAATGCGAGACGATGAGTATATGTGATAATAAAACAAATCAACAAATGGTGTATTGAGTCTATCTATTCTACCGCACGACTGCTCTAATATCTTGTACGAGTAATTTAATGACCAAAATATAACTGTATCGGTTTCTGTACAATTCCATCCTTCAGCCCCAGCAGTGTATTGAACCAAATATAACCAGTTATCTCCTTCCGGTATCATTTGGTGTTTGTGGCCATTCCATTCACTGTATGGTATACCTCGCTTATCACAATATGCTCTAAGAATATCCAGCTCATAATCAAAGTTATAAAACACAATACATTTATTATGCATCTTATATATTCCACTAAGAATATCAATCCTAGATTGATCAGCATTTACTATTTTTCTAAGACACATGAATAACTCTGGTATGTTCTCTATTGGTTTGTCTTCAAATACATTCCATCGTTGTTTCCAAACTCTAGAATATAAAGCGGGATCAAACTGAGCTTTAATCCAATGATGATGTCTTTTTGTTTTCTTCATAGAGTTCATATCTACCAACACTTGTGATCTTAGCCATTGAAGCTTTCTTTCATTAAGATACATTCTTATCTTAGGATATCTACTATGACTTTCCAAAACTACATGCTCTCTATAGAAAGCTGTTCTATTCTTATAATATCCATTAGCCACAAATACAGGAATGTAATCAATCCATGTATCTCCAGGTGTTGCACTTAGTAATATCCATCGATTGCTTTTAGATATCTTAATAAATGTCTTAGACCATTCTCCACTACCAACTACTCTTTGTTCGTCAAATATAAAGAAAGCATCCTTCACATCCACATACTTTTTAATGTTATTCCAGGAATCAATGGTAACAGGAATTAATGAATCTTCATACGGGCCTATACAAAAAGTGCATAACTCTTTCTCCCATTCAGAGGTATCACGTTTTCTAGCAGTTGTAATAATATAAAGTGGTTTTATAATATTAGGCTCTTGCATATTATGCCCATCATATAATCCATCTAATTCCTTTGTCCAAAAATATAAAAGAGCTGTAAATGATTTCCCCGATCCGACTTCACCACAAAGGATGGAGCCAGACCGGAGAGAATCTACAGCTTTCAATTGAAAGTCTTTAGGTA